CCTTGGCAAGGGCTTTAAACATACTAGGGCGTCGGCCTTTGACCCTAGATGCGTGGATTCGCTTTACCAGCCACCTTTTTATTTTCATAAAATTGTATAGCTAGGATCTTTTAAAGATGTTTCAGCGATAGAGTTCCAACTACCCGTATTTATATCGGCTCTTGACTCTATTATATGGATGCTTTGACTGAACAGACGATGATTTTTATCCGTTGAAAGATAATATAGGATATTCATTTGAGTATTGTTATAAATGTCCTCATTGGAACAAGTGTTGCTTTAACCCCGAACATTAGTAACAGAATTTATTCTGCGAAAATATCTCATAAAGGTTTTTCATGTGTATTATTTAGAGATTTTACACTTCGAGCATTTGACCAATGTTGTAATTTTCCTTCCGTACCTTCTCATCGAAGTAAAAAGATGACATTTCCAGTATGTATAAAAATGGATCGTAGGTTTACGAACTTAAACCATTAATGACCAAACATGCAACAAAATAATGAACAAACTAATCTTCTCAACTCAAGTGAGCACTTGAGCGTGGCTACCGACATCATCGGTGAGGAGAGCAAACCTGCTCAAGTTGAAGAAATGCCAGCAATGGCGGCTTCAGCTTCTTTTGAAAACATGGACAAATCCTTTTCAGACGTAAATTCTTACGCTGTTTTAGATGCGAAGATCAAGAAATACTATACCAACGAAGTATTTCAGGAACTAATTGAACTGTTCCAAGAGAACTTTGCAATTACGTTCGCGAGCTGTGTTGACAGCGAGAGTTGCAAACGATGTATAGCGAGAATTTGTGAGCGATCGGATTTTGAATATAGGGCATTCCAACGAGCTGTAAGATGCCTCTTACATTCAGACGATTATACTGTTAATGTTATGCGTGCACAATCACGTAGGAAACAAACTAAGTATAACAAGTTGGTTTTAGCTTATATGGATGAGATTGAAGGTTATGTTTCGATGCGAGTTCGACAGAATTCTGAAGAACGTTTTAGAATGCAATTTGGGATACCTAGTATCCCATCTTCATTTACGATTGAACATAAGATGGACCTGACTGGATACGAACCATTCGTTGATATGATTATGCATAAGCTTGATATCTTTTCGAAAGTTACAAATCTTCGATCACATTTGATGTCTTTAGCTTTGTGCATTGCTAACGTTTGGGCTAACATTGATCGACCCGCAACATGTTTATTGAGCATATCTCAATTTATCATGAATCTTCAATTGGGGGACACAGTAGTGCATAAAGCTACTGAGTTTTTCACAATGATATATAATAAGATTGCTGAATTTTACAAATCAGCAAAAGATAGTATGGCTGAGCGTTTCACTGCTCAAGCAAATTTCTCTGAGATAGTAGAGACCGGATTTGATTTTACCTCACTCATTCCCCTTATGGGTGGTGGTATTTCAGTACTCTTGTCTTTGGTGTTTCTTAGAATGATGCCTGGAGGTGGAAAATTCGACAATATATTTAATCGATTCTCCCGAATTTCAGGAGTCATCAAATCTGTCCAAGATATAAATAAACTCGGATCTGGTCTAATAACGACTGCGATTGATGATTTTTGTAAAAATACTTTTGGAGTAGAACGACCAGTTATGGATGAATGGAGAAATGTAAATGCTTGGGTAGATGAAGTTTCGGCAATAATGAAGCCGGGATTTGAATCCGATCTGAAGAATAATGAGCAGTTGAAAAATACTGTTGAATCACTTCTTCAAAGAGGAATGGCAATACTTCGGACACTCGATTTGTTAAAAGTACCATTCACTGAAAGATCAGCAATTAATCAATGTGTCATGTTCCTTATGAGGGCACGTGAAACAGCTGGCAATTGTGGCGCAGGGCAAACTAAACCCCGTGTTGCACCAGCAATAACACATATCTTTGGAGCATCGGGGGTTGGTAAGTCAACTATTCTTTGGGCACTAATTGCTGAAATACAGGCAGCGCTTGGAGTTACTAAAACTTCTGATCTCCATGAGAAAACATATTTTCGACGCCCGGGAGCTAAATTCTGGGATGGGTACTCATCAGGTATCAATGTGGTTGTATGTGATGATTTTGGAGCAAGAAAGGACAATGAATCTAATCCAAATGAAGAATTTTTAGAAGCAATTCACATGTCTAATACAGCTTTTTGGCAATTAAATATGGCAGATCTACAAGATAAGAGATCTACATATTTTCAAGCTAAGTCTGTTATATGGACATCGAATAGATCAAGATTTGATATGTCTTCACTAACTAATGCGGAAGCAGTTATTCGTCGAGTCGATCTAAAAATTAGACAAAAACCACATCCAGATTTTGCTAAATCTGACACACAAAATGGAATAGAAGTTCAGGTGTTAGATCAAGCTAAGGTTAATAAAGCCATAGCTGCGAAACAAAGTGGAAAACACACTTCGATGCTGGATTCAAAGAATCCGATGTTGGATTGTATTTTGTTTGATGTAATAGATAAGGATTCTCCTAATGATAATGTTATTGAAGGAGAGATAAATCTGAGTTTCTGGGATATTGCAGAACGAGTGGTGAATACGACCATTAATAATATGAAATATTTTGAGGGATTTCATCAATCTCTTGAAGATCATATGGATGACGCCATTCAAAGATGTAAATCAGGAACTTGGACACGTCCAAAGTTTACTGCGCAAGCTGGACAGCTTGAAAAGAGAAGTTGGGATTTTGTCATGAATCAAGTTTTCATGAACAAACATCGCACTCTTTCCAATTATTTAACTGGATCAGTGCACTTTTCACCATGGGATCACCAACAAGATTTCATGAATTGTAAGAGACCAACATCTCTTTTTGATACGGATATGAGACCTATAATGTCAGATGACAAATTTAAAGAATTGCAAAAGTTATTCGCACCAATTAAGATGTCACAAGTAACATATGAAGAGATTGCCTACACACAAAGAATTGTGAGGTCGGCGTGTTTTTGTATGGATTCTGCAAAGGCTCACAAAGTCACTCGAGCGTGGTGGACTGCAAAAATTGCATTCGATCAAAAACTTCCAGGTGAAATGACTGATGATGTGTTTACGAATTTATTCATCACAGCCTGTAAGCAACTATATGGTGAGATTATTCCAATCTCAGAATCAGAACTCTGTTTCCATCAATATGATAAGGAAGAGAGAATAGCTGGCCTGCACTATAAAATAGCAGGAACGATAGATGATATTCATAAATATGTGAATACAAGATTTGGAATGGAACCAAAACAATTCTATATGATTGCTGGAGCTTTCACTCTGGCCTTTGGATGGTTTGGAGTTGGATTAGCAAAGAAAATATTTAAATACTTTGTACCAGCTGAGCCAACTAAAGCTAAGCAAGTGCTTACTACTAAACTAGCAAGATCACGAGCTGAAGGACTTTATTCCATGGATAAGATGAAAGCATTAGCCCGAAATTCTGTTGAATATGATACAGATAGGACTAAAGCAATTAATAGAGTTATGACAGAAGGATATGATACTGATAAGACTAAGGGTCTTCAAAGGTTAGTAACTGAAGGTTATGACACGGATAGGGCGAAAGCGATCCACCGTGCTAAAGTAGAATTAAGTCTAAGTGACTTTATCCCTTCAGGGTCAACTGCCCCAGAAGGTCATAAGAATTTGAGAGGACAAACGTATGAGGAACTTTCCCTAGCCGAAAAAGCGCTATGGAATTGTATGCATGCAGATGTACGTCCTATTCAGAAGAAAATGGCTGCCATCGGAAAAACCTTTGGAATTCAAGCTTGCACTGATCAAAATGCAGCTGAGATAGTCTCAGTTTGCTATAAAAATATGTACAAGCTTGAACGGTTTGTAAAT